GACGTACCGGCCACCCGGCACTCGTAAACCCTGCCGTTGGGCGTTGTAGGTACTACACGGTCACCGACAGCATAGGTGGTGCTAGCCGTCCAAGTGGTGAACCGTGAGTAAGAATCAAGGATGGAACCTATCTCGGTTGTGGACATCTGCGGATAACTTTGGGCATCCACAAAGAGGGATACCTGCGCTATCGCTTCGGCTCGTGTCATCATGGCTTCACTATCCCACACAAAGGAAAAGCCCCCGGCACGTCTGCCGAGGGCTTGAGATAAGAACCGCTCGCTTTATGTAGCTGCGGATGCTCCAACGATAAGCGAGCCAGGGACACGGTTGGCTGCTGTTGCATCAACGTTACCAATGTCAAACGCCTTGAACGCAAAGCGCTCAGTTGCCTTGAATGCCAAAGCATCCTCAACAAAGTAGCGCTGATCCGATACCTCGATGGTAACGGTACGGCGGTCACCGAATGCTGTACCCATGCTCAGGTCACCCAAGAGGACATAAGGCGTGGATGCTGCAAGGGTCTTCTGCATATTCTGGACGAACACGACAGGGTAACCGTAGAGCATAGGCGTAGGGCCGTATGCATTTTGGATGTCCATGATCGAGTTCCCACCGAGCGCATCAAGCAGAGGTGCGATGGCGTTGTACCAAATCTCCTTGTGCATAAACCACTTAGCGTTAGCGGCATATGTTGGAAGTTTGGCAACCATACCCTTGAGGTTAGCAAGTGTCGGGCTATACGTGATTGTCTGGCCGGTCGTGAAGACCTGCAAGGACGCGATGTTAGCCTTGGTTGCGTTGCTGCTGTAGATGGCATAAAGGATGCCATCGAGGCCGCTCGTGGAGTCTACTGCATTGTTGAAAACAACGCGGTCTTCTTCCTTCGCAAGGACATAAGCCATATCACGGGCAAGCGTTGCGCCAAAGTCGATGATGGAGTCTTCTGCCAGTTCCTTGGAAACCTGAGTAAGAACCGATGGCTTCTTTGCAACCAAGTTGACCTGTGCAAAGGTCATATCGGAAGCGGTGATAGCGGTATTCTCACCCGGATAGTAAACCGTGGTGGATGCCGTTGCGTTAGGAACGTTGAGGACATCGCTGGACATCGGATAGATGCGGCAGTTTTGACGCGCAATTCCGAACTGCTCACGGAGGTAGATAAGCTCAGAAGACAACGGATCTGGAACAGTAAAACCACCAGCGGTGGTTGTGCCTTCAGACTGTGACTTCAGGTTAGCCTTGCACCACTCAGCGGCCTTGCGGTTGCCCATGATAGAGCGTCCCCATTGACCCCAAGCGTAAGCCTTCCAGTTTGCCTCGTCACGAGTACCGGAGAATGGATTCTTACCAACGCCGCCGGACTTCCATGGCTGCTCAGCTGCAACTTCCGTTGCTACTGGATGACCCTGTCCGAGTGCCTTGATGGTCTCGATGCGCTCTTCAATGCCCTTGGCTTCGGCCATAAGGCTCTTGACCTGTGCAAGGTCACCGTTACCGGAAGCAAGCTCCCGCGCGGTAGCAAGCACAGAATCTTTCTGATTCTGCAATTGTGTCAAATTCATAGTTGTGTTAGCAACTCCAGACGAGCCAGTAAGTCCTGGCGCTCGTCATTGTCATGGGCTTTCGCCTCTACTACGAGTTCCGGTTGCACTTCCGGCTGGTCTGCGTCCCGCAGTGAATCCCAGACTACAGGTGCTAAGCGCTTGGCGCTCGCCCGGCTAAGACCGACTGCATCCCGCAGTCGACGTTCTACACCCCGCAGGGATGCGGGTTGTACGCTCTTCATGCCGTGCATGGCGTATAGCCCTTTAGCACGTCGAGCAAATTCATCAATGATGGCATCCGCCATGGCTTGATCGGATACCGCTTCGATAGCCCCGCAGAGCGCATCGTAGTAGGCTTCAAGCCCTTCGTGTATCAGGTCACCCTCGGACTCATTGAAGACCGATGCGGCGTACTCTTCCGGGGATTGCTCAGGCATTGGAGCCATGACCATCTCTTCTTCCATATCCATCATAGGCTCCATGCCGTAGTACTCCTTGAGGGTTTTTACACTGTTACGATACTCGGCAGGTGTCGGGGTAATCGATGCCTCAGCGATAGGCCACCGGGTGATTTCAGCGGCACCGCCCATGCTCTTGCGCTCTACCAGATGACCAGCAGCACCGGAGGAAAAGCCCATCTTGCCTTGCTTGCAGAGTTTGGCAATCATCGACCCGTATTCATCGGCTAGATCTAACTGCGCTTCATACCAAAGGCCGGTATTGTCCATCTTTACAAAGCCTGTACCGATGCTCTTCTTACCTACAGCGGCATCCATGCCGTGATGGTAGTACACATTCAAAGGGACTCGCTGCCCCTTGGCAACCGGGAAACCGTAGTCGGTTTGAGGCGTGAAGTAATCGCCTTCAAGGTCAGCGGTCTTGGTATCGCCAAAGCGCACAAGGTAGCCTTTGACGTAGCCTAACCGGTCGCTCTTGATACCGTCTACGGAAGATGTCAGCAAGTCCATGACTCCACTATCCCACAGTGCATTTTTCATAGGTAGGTCGTTAGATCCGGTTGATAACCCTCTAGGTCTCTAAGCGGCAATACCCGTGTAGTAGGCCCCCAGTCGGCGTTAGGCACCACGGTTGCCATGTCAGATAGCGGTAGCCCCTCAGCGTAAAGGTTGTAGCGGGCGGTGCCAAGTATCTGCTGGGCTTCAAGCGGGGTTAGCCCCTTTAGAATCTCTTCACCGGTTGCAACCTTGGGGCGGGTATCCGGTATAGAAGAATCACCGGTTATCTCTGCCCATGAAAGCGTTTCCGGTATCATCACGCACCGGCAGTTCGGGTGGCTTGGCATGATGGTGTCTGTGGCTTGCAGGGTACCGGATAGAGCCAAGCAAGCAAGGCACACCCGCGCATCCTGCGTAGCCTGCCGCCGGTAACCGGTAACCGAACCATTCTCCGTATACAGTTGCCGCTGGGCTTCCCTGGCGCTTCGTATCATCTCGGTACGCGCGATAGTCTCGGCACGGTATCTGCCAATGTCTGCCGCTTTGCGTACCCGCCGTGCTACCGTGCGCGGGCCTTCGCCTAGCGAAATACCCTGTACCAAAGCCATCTGCATGGCATCGGTGGTTACTTGTGGGATGGAATCGAATAAGACAGCCAAAGGGCTACCATCGCCTGCGAACCCGACAAAGGCTTGCAAGGCTTCGTCAGGTAGACTTGTCCAGCTAGTACCAAGGGTAACCCCGGCGGGCTTTTTACCCGCTGCCGCTTCCACAAGGCGCGGCGTTGCATCATTAGCAAGGATAGCGGCTTGTAGTTGCCCATCGGCTGTAATCACTGCCCCTTCGATGCTGAACTTCTTCAGGTTATTTCCGAGCTGCTCGATGTTATCTATGATCCGCTGTCGCATCCAAAGGATAGTTTCGCTTGGTGGTTCCCCGTTTGCTTCACGCTCAGCAATCCGTCCCTCCAGCGCTTCAAGCTCATCGATGCTGGCCTTGGTTGCCGCCTTGTATGCGCGTTGCATCCGGCTGATGGCTACGCCTTCACGCTCCAAAAGGTCATTGCGATACTTCTGACTAGCGGCATATATCCTGCCGGTGCCTGTGTCTACTCGCTTGAGATTTCCTCCAGCGAATACCCGTAAAAAGGGTGAGACTTGTACACTACCCCCGGAGTGCATACGTGGTCACCATCAAGGCTCTTGCCGTCTGGTTGCATTGCGTCCCGCTTGGATGTAGACCAGCGGTACCCGGCATCACCGCCCCACAAGTCCCAGGCTACACGCCCCGGACTTGGGAAGCCCTCTTCACCAGCGTTGAACCCTTCGGCTTTCTTATCGACTTCATGGCGGCTGAAGAAAGAATACATCCGGAGTATCGTGTCTTCGGATAACTTCTCCCCATTGACGATTTGGTTAGCCCGTGCCAAGCCTATGCGCGTCCCGCCATCGAACCCTTCAGCCTTCCAGTCAAGCGCCCGTTGTGCCGCTGTCCGCATCGCTTCAGTTGGGCGGAACTTGACATCGTACGATCGAACGGCTGCACCATCAAAGCCGCCGGTGCTTTGTACGGGGATTGCCGTTGGGTGTAGCTGCCCCTCATCTTCAGGCACGGCTTCCAGCCCGGCTATGCGCTTGGCTTCAGCCCGATCAATGATGCCCGCCTTGTACAGTTTCTCTGCTCTTACCGCTTCCGCTTGCATATCATCGGCAAGCGCCCGCACCGTTTCAAGGTCGTACATAACGTAATCGCCCTGCTGTGTCTCCGGGTATTCCGGTAGCAGGTCAGCGGTGATAGCATCCGCAAGGGTACGCAAAAGCGGCACCATGCCGTCTTCCCATGCTGCCTGTTGCGCTCTCTCGTAATTGCTGTAGGTAGACCGCTCCAAGCCTGAGCCAAGGCCTAGTACCATCGGGTTGATGCCAAGGGCAGAACAGATGCGCTCCTCCGGAACACGTCTCACGGAGTCTAGCGCAAGCTCTGAAGGAGTAAGGCTTACCCTGTCCATCTTGTAGGCACCGGTCATAACCACGATGCCGCCGCTACCGTCACCGGTAAGGTCTTCGTGAAGTTGCCGCTTGACCTGCCGG